GCAACAAGACTATCTAAATTAAGAAAACCATTTCTATTAATATGAAGAGCACCCGGTATACTAAATATGGATAGAGGATTATAAATTTGAGGACTTATTTCCGTAGAGAAAGCATCACCCTTAACATCTCCATATTGTCTATATGCTTCTGGTATAAGGTCTTCATTTACAATTTTTATACTACCCTCTTCTGAAAGGTTGTAAAGTCTAGTTGAAACTCTTTCAAACGGATTCTTTCTTTGTAACACTTGTTGTGCTTGTACAAATCTAGAACCTCTTACAAGAAAATCAAGAGAATTTGTTGCACCATTAATTCTACGAACATCTGCAAAGTATCTATCTAAAAATACACTTGGTTCTCTACCAAGTACTCTCTTACCTATTTCATCTGCAGCTGAAAATACGGATTTGACTACATCTGAACCTTTGTAAGCTGGACTATCTATCTGAACTAAACCAGGAAAAGCACCTTCTATTCTTGGTTTTTCTACATTACCAACACCCCATCTTTTTCCTATCTCACGAACTATGAAAGGTTCTTGTCTATCTGGTGGAACTTCGAAACTTGGGAACGTATTATTTTTAGGTTCTTGTCCAAACACGTATTGTTTTATAATATTGATACCAGCGTTGGATTGTTTTAATTTTGGATTTAAGAATCCACTAAATCCTAAATTTCTAGATGAGGTTTGATTATCATTACGAATACCAAAAGGACTTGTGTTGTCTAACATCTGACCATAGTAACTTTCAAAGAAACCATTATTACCAATGTCCTCTAACCTAGAACCACCGAATCTAACAGTAAATAAATTCTTATCGTTAAACAATGGTGTAAACCCACTTCTATCTTGTCCAACAAATAAGAAATCTGGTGAATCTAACTGAGTAAGTTTAGATGGTGGTAGTTGGTCTGCACTACCTCTAGTCATATCTCTATTATCAGAATTAGGTCCTGTTGGAGATAAACTTGATAAATCTGCTGTTTCTTCTAAAAAAGGCATTAGTCTAATTTCCTAAATCCACTTTTCATTATTCTGTTCCCTTCATCTAACATTTGATTTGTTATGTTTGTTAGGTTTTCTATTTTACTTTGTCCACTATTTGCTGCTATTTCACCTGATGCAGATGATTGTTGATTTCTAACTATCCTTGATAATCTTTCTACATCACCACCAGCTAATGCAGTAGCTAATGCTTCTCGTTGTAAAACATTCATTCTATTAAATTCTGCTTCTGAACCAGCTAATCTTTGTATTTCTTTCATCAGTCCTTCTTGGTCACCAGCTAAAGCTAACTGTCTTGCTCTATCAGTATTTATTTCTCTACCAAGTAACATTGAAGCGTTCATTGAATCTTCAATAGACGATTCAAAATTCAATAATGACTCTGATATAGATGCAACTGCACTCATTTCTAATCCAAGTTTTCTTGCAGCAATACCAGCTTGAACTATATTCTGTCCTCCGTCTTTTGCAAACTTTGCGAAGAACTCAGCATTTTGTGCAATGTCGTCAAAAATAAGTGATGGTACAATACCACCTGCTTGAATCATAGCTGAATTTGTTCTCATTTGATTCATCAAAACTTCTCTACTAGCACTAGAAACTGACTCAAATAACATTAAATTTTTAGCCATATTATCACTGGTCTGACCAGTAGCAGCAGCTGTTCTTGCAAAGTTTAAACTAAGGTCAGCAGCTTCGAATGCACTAAGACCTAAATTATCTCGTATTGATTTCTGAGCAGCATCGATTTCTTCTTGAGTTAACAGATAAAGTTTTGCTTGAAGATATATTTTTTTATTTTGAACATTTAATTTAGATGCACCAACTACTGTAAGACCTGTTTCTTTTCTTATATCAGCTACATCTTGTGCAAAATCATAAGCAAGTTTTGCTAATACGGTAAACGCTGCTATAGGACCTGCAAATCTTCCTAAGAATCCGTAATTGTTTTTTATCTCCTTATAACTATCATTCATATCAGAGACAAATGGTACTTGTTGTTTTACCATATTACCAAATTCTCTAGCTTTAGAATTTATCAGACTACTATGTCGTAAATCACCTCTTCTTAAATCTCGTTTTCCTTCTTCAAAATCTTTTAATTTTTTTGTAATAGATAATCGTTGTGCATAGTTACCATTAGTAAGGTCATCAAAAACTGTTCCTTTTTTTCTTTCTTCATTTAACTCTTTTAGTTTTTGAACTAAATCATTTGCCATGTTAAGTTGCTCTTGTGTAAACATTTCTTGTTCAAACTGAGCTTTGTTAACACCTCGAAAAGATTGTCCTGATTTTCTATAATCATCAGCCATTATAAATTATCCTTTATCGTATTTTTTCATCCAATTTGGAAGTTCACCTCTTCTAACTTTACTTAAATCTGATTTACTTAGATGACTTTCCATCTCTTTTTTTGCTTGAATTACTTTAGCCATGGATTGTGCTAATTTTGGATCTGCTTTTTTGAGTCTGTCTACTGCCTGACCTGAAACACCATCAGCCACCTTATGTATAATACGAGTGACTATTCTATCTATGATTCCCTCATTAATGTTGTTATTTTTAGACATTGTAATCTCCGAATAAAATTAAGTGTTATAACTCAATAATAAATATCACTTTTTGTATTTATTCATCTCTTTTTTGAACTCTTCTGCTTCTGCTTTATAGAATTTTTGAAGTCTTTTTAAATAGAATGTACGTAGATATATGGGTAAATTGTACGCATTAGAAAACGTAAAACCACCCTTTGAATGTAGGATTAATTGAAATATTTCTTCGTGTATTTGTAACTTATACTCAGGTGTTAGGCCAAAAAAATCGTACGGTGACTGGAATTGTCACCTCTGTCTCCTTTCCAGTAGAATCGATAATTTGTGTTTTCATATCCATATCTGGAGTTACTTTTACCAAATGTTGTCTGAATGATAATGAATCTCTTGATAAAAACTCGTTATCAACAAAGTTGTTAATGTAAGACTTTTCTGAATTACCATCAACTGATAATATCATTTTTTTAAATCTTGTAGTTAGAGTTGATGATTGTACCTTTGAAATCTTTTCCATTGCTTTAATTTCACCTTCTATCTCTAATTCATCTTTTCCATTTAATAATTTAAAAGTAATAGTTCTTTTAGAATTTGGTAACTCATATGAAAATTCATTTGTTCCTTTAGATAAATTTTTAAAATCTATTTTTATTGGTTCTAATTTAGTTAAATCAACACTTTGTTCTACACCTTCATACTCAAACTCATACTCTTTACCATAACCTAGAATACGAGCAGCTACCATAATAGCATTCTTATCACCAATCAGTAATTCATTTACATTTATTGTTTTGTCTACTATTAAAGATTGTAATAAAACATCAATAACAGTTCCTTGTTGTATTAGATTTTGTGAGGTTAGTATATCCTCTTCTTTTGCGGTCATGTATTTTACTTCTACTTTACCACTAGATAGGGGATGACCATCAACATAGAAATGACCTTTGGATGGTAAGTCTACCATTTCCGTAGGAAATTTAAATTCAGCCATGAATGACTCCTTTGTTTGTATTAATATATATAACTAATTTTGTCTTAAAACTATTTTATTTTTTACCGAACTTCTCAGCTGCTGTAACACCAAGTCCAACTACTGAAATGTACATGAAACATTCTAATATTTTATCTTTAACTTCGAATGTAGAAAAGGTATCAGCACCCCAACTACAAATCAACATAAAGAATGCCATGAAACCGACAAATCTTTTACTAGAAATTTTAGCATCACTAGAAAGCATTTCTCTTAAAAAACTCATATTTACTCCTTAGAATTGTAAGATTGCGTAATCGTATTTAAGTGTTAGGGTGATTTCAGCTGGTTCACTTGAAGCATAATCTAACTCACCAAAGTTAGCTGCTTCTATGTAAGCACCTTTAAGTACCCACTCTTCAACAACATCACCAACAGGTCCTAACAAATTAAATGTTACGTCTTTTTTATAAAGGTCTGAATATCCATCTCTACCAGTAACAGACTCATGTGATAAACGAACCCACTCCATAACAGCTTGAGCTCCACTTGGAACTACAGGATCATATAACATGACATCAATAGGTTGCCAAGCACCTTTTCCTTTAATGTATCTTTTAACATTAATGTGGTCTAAAACTATCTCTTCGAACTGAATCGTAGGTCTGTTCGCCGTTTTGATTAAGTATGCAGGAATACCTTCTATGTACATGATGAACCGATTTTTAGTTTTCGGTTCAAACGGTGTAAACATAATTTCTGAAGGATCTAATGTAGCCATTCTATATTCTCCTAAAAGTCCGTTTAATTCTATTCAATAATAAATATCAATTAAACAAATTTTTAATAAAAAGAAAAACCCCTCTTTCGAGGGGCTTCTCATTTATTTAGTGTTTATCCTAAATTATTCAGGAAATGTGGCTCCTGTTGGTTGTACTACGAAATCAAGTACGATGAACTCTGCAGTTCTTGTAGGTTGGATAAATATCTGACCTACCAACTGATTTCTATCTACAACTTCTGGTGTGTTGTTTGAGTCATCCATGACAACTCTAAAAGCACTTAAACCACTATTAGACTGAACTTGTTCTAGATAAGGATTCACAATGTTTAAGAAACGATTTCTTAGTGCTTGTGAGTTCTGTTCGAATACCAAGTATCTTGAAGTACTTGCAATGAACTTCCTTAATGCAATTAACAATCTACGAACATTGATTCTGTCTAATGCAGATGGTTTAGATTGTAGTGTTTTCTGTCCAAAGACAACAACACCTTGACCAGGAAAAGAAGCTATTGGATTAACCCTACCTTCATAGAGGTCATCTCTTTCAGCATGTGTTAATCTTGTTTTTGCTTCTAATACACTTGTCAATCCACCACGATTCAATCCAGCTGGTGCAAACCATTCGTGAGCTACTTGGTCGTTATATGAAATAACACCAGGTAATACTACTGATGGTGGAACCCATACTGGTATTGAACTATCCCTATTAGGTATTAACACCCAAGGATAATAGGTTGCTACGTAATTAGTATCTAGATTCTTGACGGTATCTAATACGGTTTCAACACTATCGTTGTATGCTGCAGCATCCATTATGTATAATGCATCTGCTCTAGCTTCAACTTTATTGATAGCATGGTTTGTTATATTAGAATGTAATCTGTGAATAACACCAGGTGTTACTAAAAGATTCATATCAAACTCATCTGGATTACTAATAGCGTTGATTGCTCTCTTATAAGCTACTGAACCACTTGCAGTTGAACTTGAAAGGTCAAACCCTTGTGTATTCCCTGCAGTGATTGCAGAACCAACGTTGTATGCTGTAGCTGGATTTTTTCCATCAAATCCCCATTGTAGAGGAACAACAAATTTTCTTTGTGCTAGTGTTGAATTAGTCAAAGAAATTGATTCAGTTGCATTAGCAAATGTAGACTCTCCATTTGGATTAGCATTATCATCACCCAACATATCTTCTAGACTCATGGTAACGTTATTACCAACATTTGCTGAAGATGGGATTGGTGCTAAGTAGTTAGCATTATCATCTCTAATAAATTTAGAAAGATAATCAAACCCATAGAATACATTTGCGTCATAAACACCTTGTCCATTTTGTTGGTTTGATTTAAATATCACAGCAGGTATTTCAGTTGTACCAGGAACAGTATTATATACTGCTTCGTGTCCCATTGGAACTACTTCTTTTGGATGTTGTGATAAGTTGTTTTCACCAGCTGTCTTAGATGCATAATCACCAACTCTAATGTGTTTACTTAAATTTGGCATTGTACCATAGTAAGTAAGTTTTCCATTAGAATCAATGGTTACGTGTCTATCACCAATTCTTTTAGCAAAGTAGTTTGGTGACTTCGGGTCAAAGGTCAACTGGTCAAATTGTTCTAATATATTATCATCATCACTACCATTAGGATTATTTACTCTAACTTGTAAAGAAAACGTTCCATAATCAGAACCTGCAACATCAGCTGCTGGTTTGATATCTCTTATAGCAATCTTTAGGTCTTTATTTATATCAGTACCATGTGAACGAGTATAAACTCTGAAAAGTTTATATCTTGCTCCGTTTACTAATTGAGATTGTAAGAATGGTGTTCTTGCTGTTTGATAATCTTTATTACCAGTCCAATCTGTTGATTCATTTCCATCATTGTCTATGGTATTAGTACCACTTTGGAAGTCAAGTCCATCTGCTTCAATATCTAGTGACGCAGATGACGCTGAGGTAAATCCACTAGCATGAGATGTTCTACTCCATACTTTATATACATAAACAGATGAATCACTATTTCCACTCTTTGTTGATTGTGGATCTGAACTGATTACCTTTGTTATGTAATTAGCACTACTAGTATTAAATGATAGGGCATACGATTCAGTACCACCAATACCACTACCAGATACTGTTAAAGTAAAAGCATTCCAATTAGCACTAGCTGCTAATTCACTACCAGCAAAATCTGTAGATGTATTTCCTCTTGATGGTGCTAACACAGCAAGAGATTGACTAGTTGAACCACTATTGAACGCAACTAATCTCAATGCATCAGCTTTATACCCACCTATTCCAAGAACTCTCACTATCGTGACAACTCCTGCACTTCTTAAATATTGTTCTACCGTTTGAGGTGTATAAAATCTATCATCTTGACCACCAAACATTGCTTCAAAATCTTGAAATGATGTAATTTGGGTAGGAACAAAAGCAGGACCTTTAGCTGTAGGTCCTACAATAGCTGCACCGATTGCACCAATCGCTTGTGGTAAAAATGACAAGTCTCTTTCACGAGTGAATACACCAGGTGAAACTATTCTTTCTGCCATTAAATTTCTCCTAGTTAATTTTTGTTATGCAAAATCTTAGAATAAACGTAATTATTCTATTATAAGTATAACTTAAAGTCCCCAAAATACACTATTTAGGGAATTTTTTTTTATATTAACCTTGAGGGGCTTCTTCTTCTTGAGGTGGTGCTGGTGTAAATACTCCACTCTGTGGATCTAACTGACCAGGACCGTACTTTTCATTTAACTTCTGAACAATTTCTTGTTCTTTTTGTTGAACTTCTTCATACTCACCTTCAAGTTCAGCTTGACGATTTTCTATTGCTTCCATCTGTTGATTAATTATAATCTTCTGTACAGCAATCTGTCCTAACTGAGCTTGTTTTTCTTGATAACTCTGTTGTAATTCACCTAACTCTTTTAACTCTTCTTCTGAAAATTTAATCTCATCAGATGCTTCAACAACTTTTGCTTCTTCAGCCATAACTTATTCTCCTATATTATTTTAAGTTAGTAGTTTATATAAATATAACATAAATATGTTAAATACAATTTTTTATTTCTTTTTTTACGATGTTGCTAAACTTAGATATCTAACAGGATTATCAGCCATATATACTTCAACCACAATATTCAAACTATTAAACGCAGAACTATGGTCATTATCTAATACCCAATTTATATTACCAGTGCCAGCAGTTGGTGAGTTTAGTTCAATGTAATTATTACTACCTGATCCTCTATCAGAGTGAATTATCGTTTGAGTTATATCCGTTGTTGTTGCATCAGCATCTAAAAATGCTGAGAAAGAAACCTGATATACTCCACCACCACTATGTCCAGAATCTGTTGCAACAATATGCATCATACCACTAATCCAACCTTGATGGGCAGCTAAATCTAATGTTATGGTTTTAGAACCACCCGCTGCTATATTATGAGGAGCAACCCTACAAATAGCTTTACCACCACCTATGAGGGTAAATTTTTGAGTGGCAGTACCCAATATGGTTTGTTCATTACCTGTAGGTGTTTGATTGTAACCAATTACAATGGTGTCACTAGTTGCAACTGCGTTTACATCCGCACCATATCCAATAACAATATTATTACCTCCAGTAGTAACGGTGTCACCTGCATTAGATCCTAAGAAAGTATTATTGTTTCCTGTGGTTAGAGCATAACCAGTTCTTCTACCAACTAATGTGTTACTTTTTCCTGTTGTTGCAACATAACCAGACCTTGCACCGATATAGACATTGTTTAGAGCATCCGCACCATTACCA